AATCAATAGATGATATTTGTCCTCTTACAATTGGTTGTAATACTGCATTAAAATCTTGTCCTCCAGATCTGGTTGAAACACCAATAGTTCCTTCAACAGTGACAGATATTGGTTGATAGTTAAATGATCCACCACCTGTCTTTGATAACTTAGCAAATATTCTATTATTATAGTAATAATTAACTCCAGTTGATCCTATTCCAACTTCAGACAGTGAAAATTCATTATTGCTCAATTTTACAACATAGTAGTCTTTATTTTCTGCTAATCCAGTAACTGAATCTCCTGTTGTTGGAGCAGTGTATCTAACTATCTCTTTTTCAAGATATCCATGATTTTTAATACTAATACTATCTGTAGAAGTTATAATTCCTGCAGATCCAATAGTTCTTTTCTTATTTTCATACCCACTACCTGGTTCAGTGATAGTCACACTAGAAACAATTCTTTTTGTTTCAAATGCTCTAATAAATTGTCTTCCAACTCCAAAAGAAGTTAAATCAATAGGATCAGTTGATGTTTTAGCATCAGATTCTTTATTGTGAAGTTTAATTCTAAAGTTATCTACTACTGAAACATAATATGATGATCCAGTATCCATACCACCAACATTAGTTTGACCTCCATTATCATAAACTACTCTTTCAGCATCTCTAAACTTATGAAAAGTAGTAAATCCAATAGTATCACTTGATAAGTTGATGCCATTATTACCAGCACTCTCTTCACCACTATTAAAAGGAAGTATATGGTTTACTGCAACCATATTTGCCTCTGCTTCTGCTACAATAGTGGGATTACCACCAGTTATAGAAATAGTTGGTGTGTCAATATAGTCATACCCTTGATTAACTACCTCTATTCTTTCAAATGCACCCTCTGTAGCAACAATTCCAGTAGCTCCAGTTCCCACACTATCATTTACAACCAATAAAGGAGGATTAACCACATCATAATTATATCCACCTCTCTTTACTTGGAAAGATAATACATCACCATAGTAAATAGTGCTATTTTGGGACTTATAGTTTAAAACTTCAACACCATTATTAAGAATACCAGTAAATCCTGGTTCAGTTTCATAAACTCCACCCCTATTATTAGGAGGAAGTATTTGTCTAATCAATTCTTGAGGTTCTAACCTCTTTTGATAGAAGTCAAAGTATATAAACTCATTATCTGTGACATCTCCAGTAAAATCAACATATACATCTGTATACAAATCACCTTTACTACGTGCTAACTTAACATTATTAGCATCAACTCTTCTTACATAGAAAACACCATCTTCTATACTATTAAATCTACTTTCAACAGGTGTATTGAAGGTTATACCATCAGCAGTAGTGCTTTGAACATTGGTTACACCAGCTTTATAATAAATTGCATCACCTGTATAGAGTCCATGATCAGTTGTAGTGGTCAAAGGTATGGTTTCAGTGCTAACTAACCTACCAGTGAAGGTAATTTTCCTATCATATGGATTAGTTTCCTTATTTGCATAGTTAGGAAGTGAATTAGAAGCAACTAAAACATCTTTTGTATCAGTTAATATGTAACTGTTTTGTACATTTGCAATAAAATCACTCAAATATGGATATTTTGATGAATTTCCCTTTAAAATTTGATTTTCAAAATCCCAAGTTCTTTGTAATGAGATAACATCTGACAATAAGACCTCAAAAGAGGTTGCAGAGGTAACTTGAGATACTGTTCCTGTAACCACAACAGGTATTGAGTCACGACTTGTTAAAGTAATCTTATGTCCTATCTTTAAATATTGCTCATCATAGGTAAAAAGTGTATATTTTCTTTGATCTTCATCAATAATCTGAATTTCAGCAATTTCCCAATTAGTTTTGATGTTATAAGTAAAATTTGATGCTTTTTCAATCTTAGATTCTACTCCTAATGACTGAAGTTTGATAATATCACCAATTTCATATGAATTATTTGGTTCTTTAAACTCAATATCCTGTAGAGCAGCACCTATTCTAACTTGTATCTGATCTTCAGTGCCAATTCCAACAAAAGCAAAGGAATAATCATCTAATCTTATGTCAGTTGCCTCTTTAAAAGTGTTATTAACACCAGTAATGTTATAAAATTGGTTTATAGACTTACCAGTATATGCTAAAGACACTGGATTATCATCAATATCCTTAATAATCAACTTTCCTGTCTCTGGAAAGTCTAAAGTTGAGTCTACGTCAAGAATTGTTCCACCAATACTGATAGTATTTGTGATTTTAGTTTTTGGATTTACCTTAAATTCATTAAAAATAGTTCCTTTTACACTAATATCTCTTGAAAAACCAGAATCAATGCTTATTTGATGAAACTGACCTTTATCATAAGGTATGGGAACTACATTAGTTACAGTACCTCTTGCTCCAGTTGAGTTCTGATTGAGTGTAAGGTTAGTTAATTGCTGTGGATCACCACTAATTGTCTCAACAATGAAGTCTTTAGTGATCTTATAGTCAGCATTTGATGGACGAAATAGATATTTGTCTGGATGAACTACTTCTACATCAGCAGCATAGAGTGCTTTAAACAGTATCTCAAAGGAACTATCTGTTCCTTTAGTGCTATAGAAACTCTCATTATTAAAAATAAAGTTTCTTTGGTCTACATTTGGTGCAAAAGGTCTATCTGTAAAACCTGGTGCAAACTGAGTTTTGACTTTTTTGAAGAATTCTTGTAAAAAGAGTATATTTAAGTTCTCAATTACAGCACCATCAGTGTGTGCAGCACCTACTGAGGGAGAAAATACCAGTTTGTCTGGTGTATTTGACCCAACATGACTTGTAATGCCACTGAAACCCCTTCTACACCCCTCAAAATTGCTATCTGTCTTAGTCTCATAGAATATAATTTCATCATCTATCTTTATTAATCCATTTTTATCAGGAAAACCCACTGTAAAGTTACCTGCAGCCTGTGTTTTTATCACACTTGCTGTCTGAGTAAGGTCTTCACTCAAAATTGTATTAGTTTTTAACCCATATAATTGATCTACCTTTACATATCTGTCAAGATTTTGTATCAAATCAAGAGTTCCACCAGGAACTTCCTGAGAAACATAGTAAGATTTTAAAAAATCAGGTAAAAGTGGAAAATCATCACGCACAAAACGTGGCACTTGATTTTCAACTATATCTTGAAATTTAATCTTAGTTTCTATTGTCATTATTGTGACTTAGTATTAGTATCCTGATCCATATCCACCACCACCTCCACTAGGAGCACTAGGTGTTGTTGATGTGCTAGGTGTCGTCATTGTTGGAGTTGATGTAGTAGTGTTTCCACTGCTTCCTACTGTAGTTGTAACACTAGATGTAGTGTTTGGTGTTGATAAATTCAATGTTCCCTCTGAGGTTCCTGCAATATGAGGAGCACCTCTTACAAGTGATCCATTAGCATAACTAGAAGTTACCTTATAACTTGATCCTGATGTGTTTGTACCAGAGGATATTTCATCAGGAATCATGGTTACAGTGCTGTTACTAGTATCTAGTTGTAAATAAAGATCCTGTAATCCAATAACATCATTAGAATGAGGAGATGTTGAGATCTGAATTAGAGGAACTTCTGCACCAGGCACTCCTCTAGTCAATTTTGTAGAGATAATATTGATAGGATTCAACTTAATCTCTCCATGTATGTAGTCTATTATACCAATCCCTCTTTTTACAACCACTGGTTGGTTGGGAGCAGCTAGTTTAAACAAGAAAACTGTTCCTGTTGCTCTATCTGCATTAGGAAGATCACCAAGATATAGACAATCACTGATACCACTTACAAAGAAACCTGATGATTTGATGTTATAACCATTAGTATTCTTTATATGAAACTCATTTCCAAAGCAAATTTCATATTCTGCAAAACTATTTAAGCTAGGTTCCATATCTCTTCTCATAAACACAGTTGTTATGTTAGATGTAATGGCACTTGAACTATTATCAACTACTCCTAAGTACTTACTATACTTAAATCTAGCACCAAATTTGTTTAATTGAGTAGAATTAGCATAATTTATAAGATTACTTAAAACTATATTTCTTACACTTGCTGGAGATGCTGCTATACTTGTATTATAATACACAGTTGATTCAGTTTCCACATACAAATACTTCAAATCTAGTATTTCTGTGACAATTCCTGCACAAGAATACTTTCTTAACTCTCTATTAATGTTTTCTTTGACTGCTCTAGACAAAAATACACCATTAAAAGGTTTAACACTGACAAAAACCTTACCATAAGCAGGTGGAACTAACTCTTCTCCACCATATGCAGACACAGATTCTGCTTCTGGATAGATTCTAGGCACTAAAGCTTCAAAATCTGCTGCTGTAACTGCTCTATTTTGTGATGCATAGATCTGTGGAGCATATTTTTTGATAGATTCTACACTTTCTATAGCACTTCCACCTGATGATGGGTAGTTTGTGAACACTAAAGACACTCCACTAGTCACAGATGAACCACTGTTATCTACTAATCTACCAGAAAAACTGAAATTATTAAGTCCATTTGCTGCTGCACCATTAGAAACTATGTAACTCACCTCTACAAAGTTAGGTTCTTCAATTTTTTTACCAAAAACACCATCTCCAAACATCACTTCATACCTTTCATTCTCTATTTCTTGTAAAAAGAACAACATTGTGGATGAATCTACTCCAAAAAGACTAGAAAATCTTGAATATTTGTCTTTTACACTAGAAGCTTCATTATCTTTTACTATAACTCTGATTAAATCTGCATCAATTCCTACATTTGGAAGAATATATCTCTGATTTGGGTTTCTAGAACTTGCTGTGAAGGTCTGAGTTACAAAAGTTCCCTCATAAACCTTAAGATTTGTAAAAAATGCTACACCAGTTGAGGTTACAGGCACAGTTACATCCTCAGGAATGCTAAAAGTGTAACTATTTCCACCAAATTGATCTGATGTAGTCAACACAATACCTGCTTTGAGAGTTAATGTAACTGCACTTGTATTTGAAGCATTTACACTGAAGGATACATCTGCTACTGCTGCCTTTCTTGATCTAGGTACATATCCAATGTTTCTTGCAAGTGATATGACATTTTCTCTGACTGTTGCACTATCAATGAACGATTCATTGACTGCCATGTTAGTATTATAGGCAGTAATATAGGAATTATACGCTAAATTATCAATTAACACCGAAAAATTAGATCCTTCAAAGTCAAAATCGGTAAAATTCGAGTTTGATCTCAAATAATCCTTAATTTGAGTGCGTAAATCTTGAAAATCTAGGTTGGTAAACTGATTAAATGCCATTATACCCTTGTCGGTTGTAGTAAGAACTCTATAGATTGACTCGGAATTGGTAATCCGACAATATCGTAATCAATTTGAACGTTTAATGCGTTACTATCTTCATCTGCAATTACATATACACTATTTAACTCAATTCGTGGTTCATAATTCTTTAATAATGTGCTAATTTCTTCCTCTAGTGCTGCCTCAAGACCAGAATCCATGTTCTCGAACAGTGCATCACCAATTGATGTACCTAATAACTCATTAAAAAACCTCTCATTAATCCGAGTTCGGGTGAGATTAATGACAGATTTCTTAATTGCGTCTTCGTTTCTCAAAACAGTCACATCATTTGTAACTGGATGCTTCTTAAAAGACAAACTTATGTCCTTAAATGCACGAGAAACCTTAGTCGTAAAGGTTGACATCCAAAATTGTAGTATCCTTACTTATATCTATAAGCGTTTTATCAACTTTATCTGATTTCTTAGGTATTTTCTCGTCATTTGTGACCTCACGCAGCATTTTTTGGTACTGGTGATTGGCAAGATTGTCTAAAAAATCGTTTTCCATGTCAAATTTACACTTTTTTCTTTATTTATTGACCTCAGTAGGTTGATGATAGACAAGAACAAATGCATCACATTGAGGACAGGATAGATTAGTCACGATTTCATACTCTTCATTACCATAATCCTCTCCATTATGATCTCCACCCCAAATTAATTCGGTATTACAAGACCAGCAGTTCATTTCTTACCCTGACCTCTGTACTTCTTCTTTGCCTTATTACGAGACGTTGCCGAGTACTTGGTGTGCTGACCCCGCCCTTGCTTTGTTTTCTTTGGTTTTGTTTCCACTTGTTCTAAGTTAGTAAGACTTCTCATTGCCATACTCAATTCACTCCTTTTAATAAAACTTTAACGACGATTTTTATACTTATAAGACATCAGATAATCCGTGTCTTCTCATGACCCACTCGAATCTTAGGGTCACACCAGATCTCGAAACCTGCTTCAATGGCATCGAGACAGAACGAGACATCCTCGCCACACATATCTTGCACTTCACCAGACTCAAATACTTGCATCTTCGGAGCAAACCAAGGGTAAGGGAGACCTTCGTGCTCAAATACACCATTCTTGATCAGTAACCAACCAAATCCTGTGTAGTCGCATGTAAAAGGTTTGCGTCTCTTGCTCATAGTTTCAATTGTCTCATGATTCATCACTCCACCATTATTACGGAAGTCATCTTCTTCTAACCAATGAGCAATGGATGTTGTCTTTCCATCTTCAGTACAATACCAACCTGCTGCAATATCCTTATCCATGTGCACAAGACGGTAGAACTTCTCAGTATCAAATACAATATCACTGTCAATCCATAACTGATAGTCGTACTTTAACTTACCATCCCAAGGTTTCTGTTTCGGTCCTCTTAAGACATTCGCACCGAGACACTTACATCTTGCGAAGTTCACCATTGAACTGTAGTCTTGTGATATCTGTATCTGTGCACCATTCTGTACAAGATCAAAACACAACTGAACAAATGCTTTTAAGAAGATATATGATACACCTCTTCCTGGTAAGCAAAATACAACTGTCTTTCCTTTGACCAGTGCTTTTGCTTCATCCATATTGAATTCATCTACAGACTTTGCCTTTTTCTTGGGCACGTCTGCCTTGACTGTAAATCCTTTTGCCATAAAATCGAAATAATTATACTTACATTATACCATTACAAGTCAATTCATGCAATAGGTATAGTACTAATATTTAGTTACACTCTAATAGTCTTCTTCTTGTAATTTATCGAGTATGTCTATCAGATCATGCTTTAATGAAGTATTAACTATAAGGTGTTCGTCTTCTTCGATTCTAAATTTGATTGTTTCTAGGAGTGTATCTTTCTCATACTGATCGAGTGTTAGTTCCATTTCTTTATGATTATCTGTATCAAAGTTATATAGAGTTCAGGGTTTTTATAGAAAAAAATTCTGGGAAAATTTTTGGAGGGGCCTCTGAATTCTTATAGGATTTCCCTTAAACCCATACAGAGTTATGTATAAAATTCTGAATCTCTGTGGGGTCTTGGGGGTAAAATTTTCTGGGCGGATTTTTTATCTCACTCGCTTTCTGGGTTCGTTGTAGGTTAGGGTAGTTAACGTTTTTTAAACGCAAGGCGATAAAAACGCAACATAAATTAAGAAAAAACAACTGCGTTTTCCACAATCTGCAATTTAGATGCACGAAGTATAAACAAATAGGTGTCAAATCCATTGGTATGACTGGATAGTTGCACTTTCTTAACGATTTCCACAACTGTGGAAAACGAACACTAGACTAACAAATAGTAACGAACAGTTATTAACAATTAGTTAACAATTATTACACTTATATTTTTATACTATTTCAATCGCTAAATATTAACTTGCATAATATTAAAAGTGTGTTAGTCAACAACGAAAAAGTGCCAAAACGTAGTGATAGCAAGGGATCTCAACGACGAATTGTTTATACTTAGTAGACGAACTTACCTATCATAAGAAATCAAATATAGGAAGATTAAGTTAGGAAAAAATAATAATGTAACACTTATATGTAATATAAGAAATTCTCATATTACAATATATTTCAATGTCTTGACACTAGATATAGTGTGATCCCTTATTGAGAATGAGAATCATTCTCATATCCTGATTTCATCAAAAATCATTGCACTATATGTAGTGTTTGATAATATAGTATATACCTAGATATAGTGCATAAAAATCATTAATATATGAGATATCTTTTTTAAAAATATTTAAAAGATTATAAGAATCTAGAGATATTATAAGAGTCTAGTTAATGCTAGTTTTATATTCTTCTATATTTTCAATTAGTCTCTCTAATTGCTTATACTTCTTAGCATTAGATTTTAACTCATTATCATTAGATTTGCTTAGTAGTTTGATTTGATTCTTATACATTAATAAACTAAACTGCTTATCACTATAAGATTTTAGATGACTTAAGTTTTTAGGGATAAACATAACAATAAAAAAGGGATAACGATAAAAAACAATTTTTGATGACGTAGTTAGATGGGGGATCATTTTAGATCCCCAGACTACGAAGCGATTTTATTTGTTATGTAATCGCTTGTATTCATTCCATGTAACCGCCTGTAATTCGCCTGTTTTTAAGTTTAGACCATATCGCTTATTGATAAAGTTTTTAGCGTCTCTGTAGACGTTTTGTAGAGTCTTGTAATTCTTATCTGAAATTGTAGGAACTTCGGCAAGTGAAGTAACTCTATTTGAATTTATGTTTTTT